TATGTAGCCCATTCTGCTTTCTTTGAATCTGTTAAAGGTGAGTTAGGTAATTGTGTCCAATCAGAAGATGTTAATGCTAAATCTCTAGCTTCTCTTAAAGCATCGATACCGTAAGTATATGAATCAGCGACATCACCATTTTGAAACCACCAACCCTGTACGACATTGTCGTTAGATGTTTCATGCCAACCTATTACTGAGGTATCAGAAACTTCTACTACCTTAATATCATTGATCTTACACCACTTAGCCATTATGTATAATACTCCGCATATCTAAACATTCCTGCGCCACCAGACTGACCTGTACCTCTATTACCTGGTCTACCAATACCGCCTGCTCCTACTGTCACTGAAATTGTTGCACCTCTTGTGAAAGGTCCTGTGATATCGCTAAAGGCTCCGCCTGCTCCTCCGCCTCCGCCATTTTCACCGCTTCCTGGAGACCCCTGTCCGCCACTTCCTAAGCCAAAAGGATTTGTACCACCTGGCCCTCCTACTCCACTTTTTCCTGGAGTGCCAGTTCCGCCTGGAGCGCCACCGAGCATTCCGCCCCCCGCTCCTCCCGATCCGCCATTAGCTCCTGGATTTGGATACCCTGCTGCACCTTGTGATCCACCTGCACCTGTCATACCTAAACCTGTAGTTGTTGCACCTGGTTGTCCTTGGCCTTGACCAAATCCGTGACCACCACAGCCACCTGACCCGCCTCCGCCAACTGCAATTCCGATAGCAAATAAAGTATCTGCTCTAGTTGTAATATTACCTGAACTTGTCAATTGTGTAGCTGTTGTAACATTACCAATTGTTCCGCCTCCTGCATCAGCATACTCAAGTGCTGCACCTGGTGCGTTTACTTGAATAATTTGTCCTGCTGATCCTAAAGAAGTTAATCCTGTACCACCCTTTGTGGTAGGAACCGTAGGCAATCTATCTGAAGCTAAAGTTCCTGTAGCTACGTTACCTGCTGCTAAATCAGTAAGATTAGCACCGCTAACCTGTGGTAATGTTGCAGGAAATCTTGCGTCAGGAACTGTTCCTGAGGCTAAATCTGATGCGTCTAAATTTGTTAAATTTGCTCCACTGACTGCAGGTAATGTTGCAGGAAATCTTGCGTCAGCTAAAGTTCCTGAGGCTAAGGCTCCTGCATCTGTAGAAGAAAGAATTTCTACATTGTAATTTGATGCGCCATCACAAAATACTGTGGTTTTTGCACTCTGAGCAATGGCAATACCATTTGCTGTGTGTCCTGTTGCTGCAATTGTTAAAGTCTGTGAACCTGTTGTGTTGTTAAAAAAAGAATATTTACTTTCTACTGCGGGAATAAATACAACAATGTCTCCTGTTAAAGCACCTGTTAATTCTATTGTTCTATTAGATGATTCTGCTGTATCTGAGGCATTAGCAGTTGTAAGAGTAATGTTAGAAGAACCCGCAACTGACTTTGAAAGATAGCCTGACATAAAAGCGTCAATTACATCTAAATTATTATTTGTATTAGTGCCCCATGTATTGGCGTTTGCGCCTGTGGACATAATCTCTAATTTAAGTCTATCTGAATAATTACTTGACATGTTTAAACCTCACTAAACTATATATATTTTAACCTTATATTCAACTCTATTTTTGAAATATATTATTGCCTATGATTAAAGCGTCACATTGAGAATTGTCAAACATTTTTTTTGTAGTATTAAAACTCCCTGTTATTGGATATCCAGGCAAATTCATAGAAGTGTTTAATAGTATTGGAAAACCTGTAATTTTGTCAAAACTGTCCAATAAACTATAAAATATTTTATTAGTAGATGAGACCGTCTGTATTCTACAAGTGCCATCTGCATGAGTAATTGATTGCAAATTAAAAGGATCAAGACATTGAGCCTGATATAGCATGTATGGACTCTCCCAATCTAATTTAAAATAATCTTTATATTTATCTAATTTTACACTAGCTCCGTATGGTCTATACCACTCTCTCTTTTTTACTTTTTCATTAACCATTTCTTTGGCATATTTAACATTTGGATTTACTAATATTGATCTATTACCTAAAGCTCTTGGACCAGCTTCTCCTTTACCTTGATACCACATTATAACTTTACCTTGAGCCAACAACTCAGCAGTTTTATTTATTGTGTCTTGTGTAGGTTCTTCAGGACACTCATCTTCTTGAATAAAAGGATAATTGGATATTTTAATTTCAGGATAATCATATATTTGTCTTACTGCTTCGAGAGCTCCTATTGATAATCCTCCATCATATCCTATAGGATTAATTTCAATATTTGAAAACTTTTCTCTTAATTTAGTATTAATAACAATGTTCTGCATTACTCCTCCTGAGTAAGTAAAAGAATCTTTTTCTTTAAAAAATTTTTTTAAATATTCTTCAAATAATATAGAGTACCTATGATGAAAAGTTTTGACAAAATCCCATGTATCTTTTGGAGTCAAAAATTTATTTAAAACATTCTCTAAGTTATTGTATTCAAGTGTTATTTGAGAATGCTCTAATCCATACTTATTCATAAAATCTAAATAAGTATTATTAATTTCACCGTATCCATTAAAAGCCATTATTTTTCCTGCATTATCAAAATGATAAGCAGGCCCAACTCCCATAAAAAATCCCATCTCATCTAAGGCAAGACCAAATGATTTACCGTTCATTGGATCATGTTTTGTGTCAATAATTTTTTTATCATCTAATACAGACATCCATCTTCTATAGTTACCTTGACAGTCAGATACAAAATGATTTTTAGTATTGCTTAAAGAAGATAAGGCATGTGCGTAATGATGATCAACATTAAAGGTAGGTACGTCTAAATTAAAAATATTTTTTTGTTCGACAACATCGTTTTGATCTTGATAATAGTTTCCATTATAATTATTATTTAACGATATGCCTATGGCTTTTACATCAGATGTATCATAATGAAAGACATCCTTTAAAATTTTTTGCCATTCAAAAAGATTAGGATTAGAATAATGCTTAATATTAAAATATCTTTCTAATTGTAGATATTTGAAATTTTTTCCATCAAATGTACACATGTTTGCGTCATGTCTACATATATACAGTCCTACTAAAATTTTAGACAAACTAAGCTGCGTCTACCCCTGTCCAAGTATTATTTGCATTTGTGACTACATTAGCCCACGGTGTTGAGAAAGGAATTCCTGTTACTATCGATAAATCAAGACCCGTAACATTTACAGTGGCTCCTGCCTGAGGCACTACAGTTCCTTCTGCAAAACTCAAAGCTACTGTAGAAACATTTACAATTACACCTGTTCCTACTTCAATGGTAGGAGTTCCAAGTGCAGTTCCCATGGTTAAACTACCTACAGTAACTAAGGCATCGGCCTGTACTATAGATGTTCCAAGTGCTGTAGTAGCAGAAACACCGACAGGATCAACCTGTGTAAATATTTCAATAACAGGAGTTCCTATTGTAAAGTCTAATTGATCGGAAGGTGCAACAATTGCTGCACTTCCTTCACCTGAAACCGTAGCTCCTGATAAAGCCGCATTAATAAGTAAACTGTCTAAAGTTTGTACTACTGTTCCTGTTTGAGTTGTAGTGCCAAGAGCACTTGTCATTTCTAAGCCAGTGACATTAACTATTACACCTGATCCGACTTCAACCGTAGGTGTACCTAACGCAGTAGACATTGTAACGCTACTGACGTTAGTAATAAATTCTATATTCTCATTCCATGTAAAAGAACCCCATGCTCCTCTACCCCAACCTGCGTCTACTGTACCTGAAGCGGTCTCATCACCTGTAGCGAAAGACATAGAAAGACTAGGCAGAACAACGCCTGTTCCTTCTCCTACTATTACTCCCGATAATTGTGTATCAAATGAAAGACCTGTTGGAAAAATTCTGTGCTCAGGCTCACCTACAGCTGTCCCTAAAACACTTGTTAAAGATAAACCAGTAACAGATACTAATGCATCCGCAACAACAGATTCAGTTCCGATTGCTGTTGTTGTAGCTAGTCCAGTAACAGATACTGTAATTGAGCTTTGTTGACCCCAAGGCCCTTCGCCCCAATTATTTTCACCCCAAGCATCTGCCATGGTAATGCTACCTTATTAAGATAATCTTAATATAGCACTTGAAGCATCATTGGTTGGGAATGCGATTGTGAATGTACCGTTTGTTGATGTTTTTACTGCGCCAAAATCAAGAACACAAATAGCTGCGTTAGTATTTGCTGAAGATCTGTTATAGATCACAGCTGCTTGAGCTGAAATTGTTGCTGATGTAAAACTT